AATAGCGTGAACTCCACGGCAATACCGCCGCTGGAGATTACGCACACATGGACAATCTGAAGAAGCTTCAGGACGAAGCGGTTTTGCTTGCCAACCGGATCGACGCAGTTCGTGCCATCGAAGGCGATGACGACAAGATCGCGGAGCGCGACCTCGAACTGGAAACGCTGAACAAGCGTGCTGGCGACCTGTCGAAGAAGATCGACTTTGAGAAGACGATCTCCGACTCGGCCAAGAACCTGCGATCGGTGGTCGAGCGTTGCAGCCCGGCACCGGAAGCTGCCGAAGAGCGTAAGGCCGACCGCATCGAGGCGGTTCCTTTCTCTGGCCGCCTGCGTGCGTTTGAGAACGCCAAGGACGCCTACTCGGTCGGCATGTGGTTCAAGGCCAAGAGCGGTGACGCTGAAGCCCGCCGGTGGTGCCAGGACCACGGCATCGAGGCTCGTGCCCAGGGTTCGACCGGCAGCACGACCGGGGCAGCCTTCGTGCCCGACATCCTGTCGAGCACCGTGATCCGGCTCGTTGACGAGTATTCTGCCTTCGCTCAGAACGCCACCAACGTGCAGATGCCGAGCGACGTTCTCCTGTTCCCGCGTCGGACTGCCGGTGCCACCGCGTACTGGATCGATGAAAACGTGGCAATCACCCCCAGCGATCCCACCAGCAACCAGGTGACGCTAACTGCGAAGAAGGTCACGGGCGCAGTCACGATTGCTTCGGAACTGCTTCAGGACTCGATCGTGTCGATCGCTGACTGGATCGCTGCTGAACTGGCTTTGACGCTTGGCAACGCCGTTGAGGCTGCCGCGTGGGAAGGCAACCCCAGTAACGCCCCGGCTGTCGCTGGTCTTGTGACCACTTACACGGGCGGCCTTCTGGCTGGTGCTGGTGCCACCTATGCCGCCTCGCTGGTGGCGGCTACCGGTGACACGCCCGACGAAGTGACGAAGGCGAACCTGTTGGCGATGATGGCGAAGGTTCCGCAGCACTCGCGTCAGGGTGCCAAGTGGTTCTGTAGTCCCTTCTTTTTCGCCAGCTGCATGCAGTCGCTCGATCTCGCCCAGGGCGGTTCGGTTGGCATGAGCCAGGGCATGGGCCTGACCTTCCTTGGCAGCCCGGTGGTTCTCACCGACCGGCTCCCGAGCGGTGCGGATTCCAGTGGTGTCATCATGGCGCTGTACGGCAACATGGCCAACAGCTCCTACTACGGCGTGCGGCAGGGCATCGAGATTGCTTCGAGCGATCAGGTGAACTTCCTCAGCGACCAGACGGTGATTCGTGCCGTTGCCCGCGTGGCGATCAACCACGCCAACCTTGGCTCGTCCACGGTGGCTGGCCCGATGATCGGCCTGGTGGGTGCGTAAGCCTGACGGCTTGACGTGATGTGCAAACTAGGCGGGCCGCTCCAACTCGGGGCGGCCCGCTCTATTTCTAAGAGGCACGCATGATCGTCAAAGTCGGTAACACGGAAGCCGACATCCGGGTGGAAGCCGTGCTCTCGATGCCCAGGCTCTCGTTTACGGCAAACCACTTCGCGTGGGCACAGGCACTCATGCCGCTGGGGATTCGCCCTACGATGGGAACTGGTGCGTTCTGGGACCAGGTGAACACCCGCGTCATGGAACAGTTCATCGACAAGTGCGAATACCTGCTGACGATCGACTATGACACGTTCTTCACCAAGGAAGACGTGGAGCACCTGTTCGCTATGGCGATGACGTTCCAGTGCGATGCCATTACCGGGCTACAAACCAAGCGGGAAGACGGCCGCCCGATGCTGACGCTGAAGGGCACGCTGGACAATCCACCCAAGGACGGCACCACAAGCCTGCCTGCTTCGTGGTTTGCCGAGCCTGTGCAGGAAGTCGATACGGCACACTTCGGCCTTACGGTGATCTCTACGGCGGCCCTGAAGCGTGCGAAGAAACCCTGGTTCCTTTCGACGCCCGGCCCTGACGGTTCTTGGAACGAAGGCCGCGTCGATCCCGACATTCACTTCTGGCGCAACTGGCGCGAGAGCGGCAACCGCGTGTACGTCACGCCCCGCGTGGTTTTGGGCCACGGCGAATACGTGGTGACGTGGCCGGGGCAGAACCTTGGCAGCCCTGTTTTCCAGTGGACTACGGATTTCACGAACACCAGCAAGCGGCCCGAAACTGCATGGAGCGTCCCCCAATGACCAAACTACGAATACTGCGGCCTTTCCGTTCCTACCGCACCGGCCAGGTGGTGGAGATCCCCGGCGGTCTGGCAGCGGAGTTGGTCGCCAAGCGGTTCGCTGCAATCGAGCAGCAGCAGGATTTGCTAGAGACGGCGGCCCTTGATCCTGCCACAGAAACGGCCGACGCCACGCCTAAGCGGAGACGCAGGAAATGATGTACCGCAGCCTTGCTAGAGCGACCGCCCCCGTGGTCGAGCCTGTGACGCTTGCCGAAGCGAAGGCCCACTGCCGGATCGACACCAGCACAGATGATGCCTACGTTTCGTCGCTCATCACGGCAGCCCGCGAGTGGTGCGAGCAGTACCTCGACCGGACGCTGGTACACACCCAGTGGGTCATGCGGTTCGACAAGTTCCCGCCTGACGGCACCATGGACATCGAACTACCCCGCCCGCCGATGGCAGCGGCTGGCACAGCCACAGCGGTGGCCCTGACGTTTACCTACGAGAACGGCACAACGGCCACCTACGGCAGCACCAGCTACCGCGTGGACCGCAATGCCACGCCGGGCAGCGTGAAGACGCTCTACGGCCAGACGTGGCCCCCGCACTTGCAAGACGACAATGCGATCAGCGTGACCTGGTGGGGCGGTTACGGTGCCAGCGGCAGCGATGTGCCAACGGCGATTCGCCACGCGATGCTGATGCTGGTGGGGATGTGGTTCGAGCGGCGCATGGCGGCAGACTCAATGAGCGGCGATGAAATCCCGTTCGGCGTGAAGTCGCTCCTAGACTCGCAGCGGTGGGGTTCCTACCGATGATCGACCCCGGCAAACTCCGCGAGCGTATCACGGTGCAGATCGCCAGCGGCACCACAAACGCTTTGGGCGAGACCGTGCTGGCGTGGGCGGACTCGTCTGCCGTGTGGGCCAGCGTTGAAGGCGTGAGCGCACGCGAAGCCTTGGCTGCCGGGCAGCAGGAAACCACTATCAGCCACAAGGTGCGGCTGCGTTACCTGCCGGGGCTGAGCCAGAACATGCGGTTCTCCTGGCGTTCCCGCACGCTGGATATCGTGAGCCTGCTTGAGCACGGCAACCGCAGCGAACATGAGGCGATTTGCCAGGAGCAGATTCCCTAATGGCGATGTTCAACGGCGAGCCGCTGATCAAGTTGGCCCTTGGGCGTGGCAAGGCTGCAAAGTCTTTGTTTTCCCTTGCGCCGCTGGATGACGTGATTTCCGAATTGAAGAAGCTCGATAAGGACATCAGCAACCGCTACCAGGCCCGTGCCTTGAAGAAGGCGTCGAAGCCCGGCAAGGAAGCCCTGCTGGCACAGGTGCGAAGCATCGGGCAGGTGACAGGCAACCTGCTGGCGAGCGTGACAGATCGCACGAAGAAGTACACCAACAACAAAACGAACACGCCCGTGTCGGTGGTGGTGATCGGATTCCGTAGGCCGGTCGCTAGCGGCAAGCAGCGAATGGCTGAATCGGCCTTCGGCGGTTCTGTCCAGAAGGGTCCGAACCGGGCGTACCACTCCCACCTGGTGGAGTTCGGCACCAAGGGGCGGCGCAGCCCCGGCAAGAGCAAGGTAGTGAAACGCCGCCGTGTGATTCTCGACGGGCGGATCATCACGCTGAAGGATCGACTAAAGGAAAAGCCCAGCAACGCACGCGGCGTAATGTCGTCTGGCTTTAATGACAATTCCTCGCCAGAACAAAAAAAAGGGAAACGACGGCAATTCAAAGGACGCGGCAAGTACCCCATCGACTTCATCGCCACGGGATCGGTGGCCCCCATGCCTGCACTTCGTCCGCTGGAGAAGGCTTTCCGGCAGTCGCTGCCTGCGATGAAAAGCATCCTTGACGTGGAAATGCGGAAGGCGTTGACGAATGCCCTACGTGCCCAGGAGCGCCGCAACAAGGCGGATGGCAAATGAAATCCCCCGAAGCCGTCATGCGAAACGCCCTCGTCACCACGACTGTGGTTTCGTCCATCGTTTCATCTCGGATCTTCCCGTTGCTTGCGCCGCAGTCGGCGGCCCTGCCGTTCATCACCTACCGGCGAAGCGGCATCCGCAGGCAGCAGACGCTTAGCGGCCCGATGGGTGTTCCGCAGGTGAGCGTGGATTTCGACGTGTACGCCGCTACCTACGAAGGTGCCAGAGACTTGGCCGACAAAGTGCGGCAGCGTCTGGATGGGTACGGGGGGACGTTCGACAATGCAGAGGTCAAGCAGGTCTCGCTCGAAAACGAGCAGGACGACTTCGTACAGCTGGCGGGTGCTGAAATGCCGCCGGTTTATAGCGTCAAACTATCGTTCGATTGTTGGTGGCAGGAGACTTAAGCAATGGCATCGACGCCCCATGATTCAAGCGGCACGACGGTAACTTTTCCGGGCTTCACCGGCACCGTTACCAATCTGACGTACAACAAGAACGACGTTAATGCCGCCGACACTATCGACATTAGCCATCTTGGCCTGACAACCGGCGCTGCTGTCTTGACGCAGAACCGTCCGCTGGCTGGGTCTGCAACCGACACGGGGCGGGAAGTTTCAATCGACTTTGTTGGCACTGGCGGCATAGACGACGGTGCTACTGGCACGCTGGCGATCACGGGCGGCCTGTCGCTGTCAAAGGCTGCCACCGTTGCGAGTTGCTCGGTGACGCTTGCAGTGAACGATGTCATCCGTGGCAGTGCTACCTTCCGCGTTGCCCGCTAGTTCACGGGAGGTTTTCCCGTGGCAAGTTACAGCACAGGCATCACGGTCACGTTCAACGGCGCGGCCGCCACGGAAGTTACCGGCCTGTCGTGGACGTGGGGCGGCGGATTGCCCAAGGGCCGCAGCGTTGTCTGGACTGACGACGCTGGCTCTGTCAGCGTTCAGACGATTGGCGTCGTAAGCACCGCCCCCTATGGAACTCGCGGCACGCTGACGATTGCGGGTGGCGGCATGAACTTGACGTGCACTGCATGCTGTACTTCCGTGAGTGCGGCGGCAGAACTCAACGGAGTGACGCGCTACACCGTCGAGTTCCAAATCATCCAATAAGGCAACCAATGTCACTGACAAGAGAACAAATCGACGCAGCAGACGACGCCAAGATCATCAAGGTGCAAGCCTTCGGCGGGGAGTGCTGCCTTCGGCTGATGAGCGTGGGCGAACGTGATTCCTACGAGATGAAGCTAGTCGAGGCGGGCGGCAAAGCCATCCCCGACTTCCGCTCTGAACTGCTGTCGCGGACGCTCTGTGACGAGAAGGGCAACCTGATCTTCCCCGGCGAAGAAGGTGTTGAAGCCTTGAAGGTTCGCAGCAGCGACCAGATGCACAAACTGTGGCAAGCGGCCATGAAGCACAACGCATTGACTGAGGAGGAGATCAAGAGACTAGCGGGGGAATAAACGCCCGTCCGACGCTGCATTTCAAGATGCGCCTGGCGGGCCACCTTCGGATGACGTTGGAACAAATCGACGCAATGGATTCACGGGAGTTCAGTCGATGGATCGCGTACTCCAGGTGGTTCAGCCCGCTCGAAGATTCATGGACGCAGACCGGGATGCTTGCCAGTGCGATGCTGGCCCCTTACTGCCCGAAGGGTAAGACTCCGACCGCTGGCGATTTCATACCGATCGAAGACAAGGCACCGAAGCACTGGACGCAGATTCACTCGGTGCTTGAGCAGATGAAGAAGGACTTGGAAGGCTAGGCATGGCAAGCATCGGTCTAGGATTTACGCTGTCGGCAAATGCTCAAGGCATGTCCTCGGGCATCAATGCCGGTGTCGTTGAACTCCAGAAACTCGGGTATGCCGCCAAGAAAACTCAGGCCGACGTTTCGACGCTTAAGACGATCGAACTTTCGCGTGTGTTCCTGTCGAGCGTGCAGACCGTCGCCGGTGCGTTCAACTCCTTCGTGGCTGGCTCTGCCTCTGCTGTGGCATCGGTGGACGATCTCAGCAAGCGGACAGGCGTTTCCACGCAGACGCTTCAGGCGTACCAGTTCGCAGCCGAACAGTCTGGCGTGAGCGTCGAGACGTTCGGCAAGGGTGTCCAGAAGCTCGGCATCAACTTGGGCGAAGCCCAGACCGGCAACAAGGGTGCCATCAAGTCATTCGCGGATCTCGGGCTGTCTGTGCAGGAACTTTCCCGGCTGTCGCCAGAGGCTGCCTTCGAGGCTGTCGCGGCGGCGATCTCCCAGCTGCCCGGCCCGGCACAGCAAGCGGCGGCGGCCGTCAGCCTGTTCGGCAAGAGCGGTGCGGAACTGGTGCCGGTGTTTGCTGAAGGTGCTGGCTATCTCGCGGAGATGCGTGCCGAAGCGGAGCGGCTGGGGTTGGTGTTGAGCAAGGACCAGGTGCAAGGGCTGGCAACGCTGGATGACTCAATAGGGAAAGTCTCTGCCACGTTCAAGGCTTTCCAGGCTCGCGTGACGGCAGAGCTCGCACCGTCGCTGATTGCTGCCGCTGAAAGCGCAGCCACGTTCATTGCAGCACTCAACGTTCAGGAGGTGGCAAAGTCTGCCGAGGCGGCGATTGGTGGAGTCGTTGAGGTTACTAAGGCTGCCGCAGATGCGTTTCTGATTATCTTTCAGGCGACGGCACCGCTGGCGTCTACGATCTTTCCGATCATCGCTGACGCGCTCGGGTTCATTGCAAAGAACCTGCAAGGTGCCGCTCTTGGAGGATTGGCAGCGGCTGGTTCCTTTGCTGCCTACAGCCTGTCGTGCGTGTCGGCATCAGCCGCAACGGCATTTTTCACGGCAGCCATCACCACGCTGCTTTCTCGCAGTGGCATCGGTCTTCTTGTTGTTGTGCTCGGGGCGGCGGCTGGTGCGTTTGCCAACTACGCACTGGCTGGCGATTCCGGTGCCAGTGAAGTTTCTGCTGCCGTACAGAAGAACCAAGAGGATTTAAAGAAAGTCGAAGAGGCGATCAACAAGGGCACGGCAGCCGCAAAGAACTTCGCCGCCGAAGCACAGTTGGCGTTCAAGCTGCCCGCCCAGATCACCAACGAAACGCTGCTGCAAGGCACGGTTGAATCGGCTGCGTCTGCCTTCAAAAAGTTCGCCCAAGACGCTGGCAACCTTGGCTCTGTCCCGAAGGAACTCACCGACGCATTCGATGCCCTTCAGGTAGACATCGAAAACGCCAACAGTGGCGCAGTCCAAGCGGCGGCAGGGCAGCAACTCATAGCCCAATCCGCCAACGAAGTGCTGGCAGTCATTGGCAAGATCACAGACGCCCGCAAGGAAGAAGAAGACGCAACCAAGCGTGTGGCAGAAACCTCTGCCAAGGCGGCCGAAGAGGCACGCAAGCGGGTCCGGGAACTTGTGCAGTCTGGGCTGCCAGAGTCGGAGAAATCCCGCCTGACGCTTTCACAGGATCTGCTGGCGATCAATCAGACGATTGCCGACTCAGAGAAGGCACTGGCTGACGCCCGTAAGGCTGGCGATGCCGTGGCGATCCAGCAGGCACAGGAGCGGCTGCTGCTAACGCAAGAGACTGCGGCAGCAGCTGCCGCTGCTGCAAAGCAGCAGGACCGTGAACGCAACCTATCGGCCAGAGGCATCGGGCAGCAACTGCTCAAGCCAGCGCAGACGCTGAAGGATCAACTGGCAGGCGTGCGGGATGCTTTTAAGGCTGGGGAGATTTCCAAGACAGAGGCGGCCAACGCATTCGACAACCTGACCAAGCGCGGCCTAGACATCCGCAAAGAGATCGCCGCTGATCTTGCCAGGCCGTCGCAGAACGCCTTGCAGGTGTCGGACATCCGCACTCAGGAAGGCGCTTCACAGTTTCTGGCAATGGCGACCGGCCGCCAAGACCCCGCCTTGGAGCAGATGCGTTCTCAACTCACTGAACTCCGCGACATCAAGCAGGCAATCAAGGCTGTGTTCCCGCTCGAAGTGGTGAAGGTGTAGCAATGGCTGTTCTCTCCTACCGCGAAGTTCTGCCGCGCACGCTGTCGCACAAGTTTGGCGAAGCGCCGACTGCCGAACTGAAGTACGTCTGCACGCTGGACGGTGCTACGAATACGCAGGACATCATCAACACGGTTGGCATCTTCCACGGTGCTGCACACCCAGAGTTTTCCTACCTGCTCTGCCTGAACGTGGCCGTGAGCGAAACCGATTCGTTTCACGCGGAAGTCACGTACAGCTACGAGTCGCCGCAGGAAGGAATCCAAGAATTTCAAACGAGCCCGCTGGCCCGTGCCGACATCTGGTCGTTCTCTACGAGTGGCGTGGCCGTGCCAACGTTCCGCTACTACAACGGCACAGGGAACACGGACATCAAGCCGCTCACCAACTCGGCTGGCGACATCATTCCGGGTGCACAGTCGATTGAAGGCGAACTGAAACTGTCGATCGCCGGGAACCGCGCCACGTTCCCCATCGCCAACGCCGTGGCCGTGACGGGGGCGCTGAACTCCGATTCATTCCTTGGTGCTGCGGCGTATCAGTGGATGTGCCACGGCATCAGCGGCCAGCCAGCCGTCGAGGTAGTCAACGGCCAGGAGGTGAACTTCTGGCAAGTCACTGCGGAACTGTCGTTTAAGGCCAGCGGATACCAACTCTATCTGCCGAACGTTGGTTGGAACTACGTCAGCAGCGGTTCCAAGAAACGCTGTTATGTGTTTGAGGAAGGCGGCACAGACAAGATTGCTTCAGCCTCTGTGATGGCGCTTAACGACGATGGCAGCATTCGGTTCAATAACGACTTCACCGGCAGTGGTGCGCCAACGCTCCTTGCGCGCCGCTTTAATCCTGCCGTCGCTTTCGCTACCTACTTCGGCACGCCACCTTTCTAGGAGTTTTTCGTATGGCAGACATCAACTACACGATCACGGGCCAAGTGCAAAAGGGTGCGTTGTCGCAGTCGTTTGCGGCATCGGGCATCACTGCGGACATTGCCACCGCTGGCGTTCTCAGCGTAACGCTCAACCTTGGAACGGCGGTTACACAGATCTCCACGGCCACGCTCGGTAGCGTTGGCCTAGCGTTCGCAAGATCGCTGGCAACGGAGACCACGCACACCGTGAGCTTTGGCAGGTACTC